CCAGCGGCAGCGAGCCACACAGGTCGTATCTATCAGATCAAGAAGACAAGTGCAGACGGCAACGCTGTGACGATTGATGGTAGCGGAGCTGAGACAATCGATGGCTCTTTGACGATTTCGATCACAACACAATACGAATCAGTCACAATTGTTTCTGATGGAACAAATTGGTTCATAATATGATAGAAACTTAAATAAACTAGCAAGAAACGTATTTCTTGTGTATAATGATGATATAAGCATTATTTTTAAACTGTCACTAAACTTAACATAAAAGGAAAAATTTTATGTCACATTTTTACGAGCATGAAGAGTTGCCTTTATCGTTTGACGCAAACGCTATGGCAAACTTGAGAGTTAAAGAAGCAGGGGCGATTGGCGAACAATTACTTCGCACTTATATGAATGGGTATGAAAAGTTTTGGCAAACCCCAAGAACTCACGGGGATAGAGCAATGTCTATGACTGATGCTCAAGCCATGATCGACGCTGCTCCAGCAATCATGAATGATATGATAGCAGATGGAACAGCGTTCATTACATTTGTTCAAGCGTCTCACGCTTCAAAAGTAGGGACGGAGTTTTTTCCAACCAGATATCTGACTATTCCTTACGAAACAGATCTTGACGGTCGATTAGTTAGTCTGAAGTCAGAGTGGGAAGCTCAAGAATAGTTTTTAATTTTTTTTATTTAACGGGAGATTTATTAAGATGGAAGAAGAAAAACAAGAGTTGCAGGATCATCACAAGGCTGCTATTGTCAAGGCTTTTGATGTGGCAGTAAGAAATAGCAACGAAAACGCTGTCCAATACGGAACAGTACTTGGTGAAATTTTACTTATCTTAGGTATTGCAAAAAGCGAGTAAAAAATGGCGACACAAACTATACAAAGCTGGGCGGTTACTGGCGAAACGCTTACTATGAAAGTTTATACTTTCGATAGTGATACCGCTTCAGATTCCGCAGCTGCTACGGAATCAACTAATAGAAAAGGCTTGTATATTGCGTCGTTTACTGATTTACCTGCTGATACTTATATTGTACAGCTTGAAACGAGTGGTGGTGTTGTTCGATCCTTTTTCTGGGTTACAACGACTAGCAGTACCGCTACATTTCAGGCTTACGATCAGCCCGCATCGACAGTGGACACTACGGCAATAGCAAATGCTGTTTTAGCGGCTGGAGATATCGATGGATACTCTCTGGAAGAGTCGTTAAAAATATGTGCAGCGATTCTTGCTGGAAAAGTTTCTGGTGCTGGCACAAACACAGTAACATTCAGAGCTGCTGATGATAGCAAGGATAGAGTTGTAGCTACGGTTACAGGGCAAGGTAACAGACTAAGTGTTACCATAGATACAACAGGTTAACTTTTAATAGGACAAAATTATGGCAGATAATGTATCAATAACGCCCGGAGTAGGGGCAAACATCGCGGCGGATGAGATAGCTGGTATAAAGTATCCACGCTCAAAAATGATTGTTGGTGCTGATGGTGTTAACGATGGAGATGTGTCTGACGCTAATCCTGTTCCTATGAAAATCCGTGGAGATGAGTTTTTTAGCGGTGCTTCAAAATTTGACGTGAAGGTGACAGAGGATGGCGAGCTTGCTACCACCGTAACTGAACGTGAAAGAAATGTTTATGCTGTAGTGCATAATGACTCAATTGGAACCGGTAATACAGACTACATTCTTGTTGATAGGGATGATACGGTAAATTTCCCGCATGATGATGTGTCTAGAATCGACATATCTGCCATTAATGTACACTTAGCTCATGATAGTGGAAATCCAGATGGCGAACTGGTTATAGGCGTTATAACAAGAGTGGATGGTACAGACGCAGATATTACTTGGGGTTTTGCTGTTGACTTTAATCTTCCTTCAAATACTGATGTTAGAGAGGATTTTAATTTTGCTCCATCTCAGTTGAAATTTGAAGTAATAGCGGGAAGTACAACCAGAATAATTAGCAATTACAGTGATGTTGCGGATGTCACTATTAACACGGCGACTCCTATGGATAGCCCAAGGGGTGCAGCAACAGTTACTCCAGATGTTGGAGATATTGTACTTAGGATAGTCAACGGTGCTGGTGCATTAAGAATGTTTTGTGGTGTTATGTATCATGGAGAACCATAATGATAAATGGTTCGCTATTACCATTATTTTTTAACGAAGACGTGCCCCCTTTGGGTTTACGGGGGGATTATTTTGCTCAAACCTATTTTACGGATGATTATTTTGAGTCTCAGTATTTCGTTAGAGTCCGAGAGATCAGTCCCTATGCTGACATTATTGACTTTGCTTCAGAAATCCAAACTCAATTAGAGCAGGAATTGAGTATAAATAGACAGTTAGACGATACGTTAACAATAGATAAACAAATCGAATTTACAGTAGAAAGATAAATTATGACTTGCTCAGAACAAGAAATACATTATAACGACATAGGAACCGTTATCTTGGTAACTGTGAAAGATTGTGTTTCTGGCACGTCTACAGTATTAGACTTGTCTTCTGCTACCAGCATAGAAATTATATTTAAATCTCCTTCTGGCACTTCAACAACTCAAACCGCATCTCTTTACACTGATGGCACTGATGGAAAAATATTTTATACCAGTGTAGACGGTGATTTTAATGTAGTCGGGACATGGAGGATACAAACGAAAATAGGAATTGGCGGCGGAACATTTAGATCTGATGTCGGATCTTTCAAAGTTTATGAAAACCTATAAGGTGGAGATATTATGCCTTGGCAAATGGATATGATTCTCATGTTAAGATCTGTTATTGGAGATCTGGATGAGACAAAATACACAAACGAAAGACTTAAACAGATCTTAATGGTTGGTGCTTACAACGTACAAAATGACGCCGATTTTCGTAATGAATATACAATCAATGTTGGTCAGGTCTCTTTGACCCCAGATCCGATTGATACAGGAGATAGTGATTTTGCCGTTCTTACGGTTTATAAGTCTGCCTGTATACTTATTGGTAGCGAAGTTAAAACAGAGTCAGCAAATGCAATCTCTATTAAAGATGGTCCTTCTGCTATCGATCTTCGGGGCGTTAGTGGTAGTCTTTCTACTTTATATAAAAGTATTTGTGATAAATATGAAGATATGCTGAACACCTTTAGGTCTGAATCTGGTGGAGGGTTTGACTCAAATGGTAAAGCACTTCCTGCCGGAACTGCAATTTTAGGACCATATAGCCCCGGTAGCTGGGGCGTTGCTCGTAATGATAATAGTTACGGATATTTTTAAAAACAAATTCAAGGAGATACAAAAATGGCTAACGAAACTGTAAAAATCATAGGTGGTAACGGCTTTAATGAGGGCGGAGCCACTGTATTTTCAACCTCTACAGGTGAGACTACAGACTTAACTAATGATGCACTTAATAGAAACTCCCTGCCTAATGACTACAACATGTACGGAATCACAGATAGTGTCGTTATTTCTGCGGGTGCGGCTACACAAGAATTAGGAGCTGCTATTCCCGGTAGACAATACGAAGTACTGTCTTATGCGTTTATTACAGATGCGGATTCTACTGTAACATTTAAATCTGACACAACCGCTATTTCTGGAGGCATGACCATAGGTGCAGTAGGAGGTGTTTCCGCTACTGGAGAGGGTGGTCCACTTATGACAACTGCCGTTGGTGAAGCCCTTAATATTACTAACTCTGCTGGCAATATAGCTGGACATCTAACCTATAGGATTATCTAATGGCAATCAATATTCCAAGTGGTGTATTTGATGTATATAATGAGGCTATCTTGCTTTTTACAAGATCTGCTAAATTGGTATACCCAGAGAAAAAAGAGGATTGTCCCAATTGCATTATGAGCAATATGGGGACAAGAAATCGCTCTATGAGTATTTACCAATCTGGCGGTCCTTATCCTTTTGATCGTGGTATGCCGTGTCCTTACTGTGGTGGCAAAGGGTATAAAGCTATTGAAGTTTCAGATAGTGTCACTTTAAGAATTTACTGGGATAGAAAAAGCTGGGTTAAAACTGGTGCAGAGATTAATATTCCAGATATGACTATTCAAACTATCGCATATATGGCGGACTTAGATAAAATAGAAAAAGCAAAATATTTAATACCTAGTTATGACGGTATTGAAAATTATGACCCAAATGCAAAGTATGAGAAAATGGGAATATCTTTTCCTCAAGGTTTTAAACAGAATAATACTAAATATGTGGTAACCTTTTGGACTAGGGCTAAGGGATAATTGTGACTATAAAGTTAATAGAAAGTAATAATCAAATTTTAACAGAGATAAAAAAATCTCTCGCTAAAGAAGTTAATAAGGAGATAGCCCCTAAAATAAATTTATTAAAAAATAAACTAATACCAGTTTTCCGCTCTGCATTAGAAGAAAGTCCAGAAATCATTTCTCTTCGAGCGGGCGTGCTTCGTGCAGAGTTTGGCCTTGAGACTGATCCTAGTTTTGACATAGTAGAAGCTGTTTTAGCTACTCTTGATCTGACTTGGAAGAATGTTGACGCTAAAACTTTTAAAGGCGGGATTAATATAGTGATGCAACCTAGTAATTTTTCCAACCTTTTACTTTTACCAGTGGGTAATCAGCCGATTGAAGGGGGAAGTTTGCCGTGGTTAGAATGGTTGTTAACAAGGGGGGATTCAATCATTATTACTGGATATGGCGTGCAATTAGGGAGTTTTCCAGAATCAAGAACCGGACTGGCTAAGATGTCTAAAAAGTTTGCACCTTATAAAGTTAACAGTTCTTTTTCCGGCACAATCGAAGACAATTTTATAACAAGGGCGATAAATAGATCTTTTTCTAAAGTTCAAGGAATTATTCAAGGAGTGTTAAAATGACGGCACCGGGAGGAAGTAGCACTAGGTTAAATCTTTACACAGATAAGGCTACAGATGCAACATTGTCTGAAACATTGTTAGATAATTTTGTAAATTTCTATGATTGGGGTTTATTAAGTGCTGGTGGTTTTTATACGATAGATGTTCCACAGGTTGATATTTATGGTGGTGACCGTCATCAGCTTAGAATTGTAGATAATCCAAACTATACTTCTGGTCAGGTTTGGGAAGGGTATAGGCAAAACTGGGTTTGGGAGGGGAGCGGTAACGTCGGAGGCGTTGATCAACAGCCTATCAATATATCGGGCGTTTTTGTTAATGATACATTTTACGCAACTGGCAATGTTACTAAACCATACTACATTGATTATCCGTTAGGTAGAATTGTCTTTGATTCTGCCGAACCTGCAAGTAGTGAAGTCAAAGTGGCGTATAGTCATAAACGTGTACAGGTTGTTCCTTCTGAGGGTATTTCTTGGTTTAGACAGCTTCAACAAAACTCGTTTCGAACTGAGGAGAATTTTCAAGTACAGGGCTCTGGCGGATGGCTCAGATTGGGACAATCTAGAGTTCAGTTGCCAGCTATAGCTGTTGAAGTAGTTCCTGCTAAAGAAACAAAGGGTTATGAGCTTGGCGGTGGGCAATGGGTTAGAACGGATGTTGTTTTTTATGTTATGTCTGAAAATCATTGGGAAGCTACTAATTTGATTGATACTATAATAGCTCAAAACGACAGAACTATAAATTTATTTAATACTACAAAAGTAGCTGCTAGTGGAGTTTCTCCGTTTACATTTGAAAGCGGAGACCAAAGAAAGTTAAGAGATCACGCGGTTCCTAGTGGATTATACCCCAATCTAGTGGAAAATTATCCCTTTAGACAGTGTTTTATTTATGAGACCAAAGGGGACAGTATAACGCAGCTATCTGTGGATTTATATATGGGTGTTGCCCGCTGTAAAACTGAAGTTGGGCCACTTTAGTCGTTTTTTGTGTATATAATAGTGCCTTTACCAGAGGATATAAACTCAATATAGGAGAAATCTAAATGGCATTTAATGATAGAATATTCTATGCTTGTCAAGCTGTGATAATCGCCGCTCCAACGGGAACCACTCCCGCCGCAGCTGGTATTGTACGAGGGCTTCAAAGTATCGGAATGAATTCAAATTTTACACTTGAGCAGGTTTTTGAACTTGGTCAACTTGAAATTTATGAAAATATCGAAGATATTGCTGATGTTGAAGTCACTATGGAGAAGGTTATTGATGGTGAAAAACTTATCTTTAACTTAGCATCTAATGGCTTATGTAAGACTGACTTAGTGGCTGCTGCTAAATCTCGTTCCGATGTTTACTTCGCTGTATATGATGATGCCACATCTAATGCAACTGGTGAAGCTATGAACGTTTGTTGGAACTCTGGTATGTATGTCTCGTCTGTTTCTTACAGTTACAGTGTTGATGGAAACGCTACCGAATCTGTTACGATGGTTGGTAACGATAAATTCTGGAACGCAGATGGGAATCAAACTGGAACAACTGCTGATGCACAATGGGGCACTCCTACAAATGGTGAATTTGGCACCCCTCTCGACACGCCAAACTCTGGAGTTGTACGACGAAAAGATATCGATTTGGTCGCTTCAACATTGCCAGCAGAAGTAGAGAGTCAACTTGGCGATCCTGATGGTATTGGTCAAGGCGGAGGATTCCACATCCAAAGTATTAGTGTTTCTGCTGATTTCGGTCAAGAAAACATTAACGAGTTGGGACGTTTCGGCCCTTACGCTAAGTTTACCAGTTTCCCAATTGAAGTTACGTCAGAGTTTGAAGTTATTGCGACCTCTGGTGACTTGAAAAGTGTTTCTGGTGCGGCTGAGAACCTTACTGATCGTACTATTACACTTTTAGATGACGCTGGAACAGTTCTCACTTTGGGAGCTAAAAATAAATTATCAGGCGTTAGCTACTCTGGTGGAGACACAGGTGGAGGAAATGCTACAGTTACATATTCTTACAGTAACTACAACAGTTTACTAGTTGATGATGGCGGTAGTTAATTTCCACTATAGTAAGGACGATGAAGGACATTGGATAATATTTACTATGAAAAGACTTTAAACAGGATACTTCAAGGTCGCCTACGTATCCGAGTAGGCGATCTTGTTTTGTTTATATATGAGCCCAATAGAGATGTAGTTGAAGAATCTTTTGAGATATATGAAGACGCTAGAGAAAAGGCTTACTTTTCAGGCTGTTATGTTGAAGAAGAGATTATAAATTTATTAGTGGAAAATGATATATGGACACCCAGAGACGACAAAGAGGCTGAAAAAATTAATAAAGAAATAGAACAGCTAAAAGTCGAAGCTCTTAACAATTTTTTTAGAAAAAAAGAATTGACTACAACAAAAAGAAAAATCAGAAGACTTGAGAAAAAATACTCTGCGTTAAAACAAAAACGCATTACATTAGATCATTTAAGTTGTGACGGTGTTGCTCAGTTTTCCAGAAGGTGTTGGATACTATCAAAGACAACAAAAACTGCCGATAATAAGCTTTACAGTTTCCTAGATATTAATGTTAAAGATATGCTTGAAATATATTCCGCAAATGCCATACCTTCGCAGGACATAAGATATCTTGCCAATAATCTACCTTGGAGACAAATGTGGAACTCTTCTAAAAATAGAGAAAGTTTACTTGGAAAACCATCCTCCGATTTAACCACGGATCAAATCTCATTAGTTGCTTTTAGCCAAATGTTTGACAATGTTTATCAAGACCCAGAACAACCAACAGAAGAAATTATAAATGATGACGATTGTTTAGACGGTTGGTTTATTGCCCAAAGAGAGAAAAACGAAAAAGATAAAAAACAACAACAGGTTGACAATTCATTGCCTTCCAAGGTTGCGAACTCTCAAGAGGTTATGTTAATGGCTAACAATAATGACGAGGCACAAGAAATTTATGGACTAAACTCTGCCGCCTCAAGAAATATTATTCGACAAAGAGAGGCAGACCTGAAAGCGGCTAATGAGCCTGTCGATTTCAAAAATTTCACAGATGTAAAACAACAACGGATGATAAATGCTGTTAACCAGCAAAGCAAAGCTATTAACGCAAGAGGAAAATAAAAATGGCCGAAAAAAAAATAGACAGTAAATTTTTAGAAAGTTCTATGAATTTAAGGAATATTAGAGAGGAAAGGAGAAAAGAAGTATCTAAAGATTCTCTTTTTAAAGGTTGTAAAAAGAAAATACAAACTACTATGATTGGGGCTTTGGACACAATAGAAAAACAGTTTGGTTTTTTATGGTCTTTTCAAGATGAAGAATCTATGACATCTGAACAAAAACAACTCAAAGAAATATACGAGGAAGCTCGTGCTATTATCTTAGATAAAGGAAATACTCAGATTCGTAATTTAGAATCGGAGTTTGCAGGATACGACATTACAAAGAAACGTTATCAGATTAATCTTCCAGTTATTAAGCCTGATAATCAAATCACTCAAGAAGGAGAACAGAATGGATAAAGAAACACTAGTTGAAGGCTTAGACAAAGACGGGAAAGTAGTAAGTGTAGTGCTTAAAAATCCCGGAATGCAAGAGTATAGAGATTCACAGATTGAATATAATAAAGCCTTTAGGCGGGCTCTGGATTCAGGTGCTCTTCTTCGGCAAAAACTAGAAAGCCATATGAAAGAACAAAAAATTTGGTCTGAAGAAAAGCAACGGGAAAACGATGAGTTCGTTCAAAATATTTCGGCAAAAGAAAAGATTTTACAGAGCGGCGGGATTAAACTTTCTGAAGCTAAAGAGGTTGCCTTAGAGTTAAGAGTTCTTCGTGCTGATTTCCGAGATTTTTTAGCGGAAAAAAACTCAATGGATCAAAATTCTGTTGAAGGTCAAGCGGATAATGCTAGATTCTCTGAGTTGGTAAGGCTGTGTATGTTGAATCCTAAAACTAAGAAACCATATTTTGAAAATCAAGATGATTATGACAAAAACGGAGATCAGCCTTGGGTTATAGAAGCGTCTGGAAAACTTGCTGAGATTATTTATGGTTTGGACCCTAATTATGACAATAAGTTAACAGAAAACAAATTTCTAAAGGAGTTTGATTTTGTTGATGATGAATTAAGTCTTATTGATAAGAACGGCCACGCTGTTGATAGTGAAGGTAGGCTAGTTGACGAAAACGGAAGGTTTGTCGCCTATAGAAGTAAAGAATCCGAATTAGCTCAGAATGCAGAAGATCGTTATTTTGTAAACAGGGATGGCGAAGAGGTTTTCGAAATTGTTGATTCAGACGGAGACTCTACATGGGTGACTAAGAAAAACGCCCAGAGAAAACCATTTTTGGATGACGATGGGAAAGAAATCATTACTGCTAAAAAAGAAGATGTCGAAAAAGAAGAGGATTTAGTGGCCGAGAAACCCAAAAGAACCAGAAAGAAATCTTCTACAGAAACTAATAAAACTTCTACAGATTAATAAATTGTGTACTAAACTATAGGGAACTATTAACGGGGCTGAATCGTCAGCCCTGTAATTTTAAACAAAGAAGGTAGTCTCATGGCGAGTCAATTTAATTTAACGGCACAGTTACAGTTACAAGCTAATGATGGCAATATAAATCAGGTTGTAAATAAAGTAAAAAAGCAACTCGCTCCACTGGGCAATGCTCAGATAAACATTCAAGCTGACAAGAAAGCGTTAGCTGCGGCTAATAAACAAGTAGAAAAGCTAAACAAAAATCTAAACACCTCTAAAAAAACAGTAAAAGAATTTGGGGCCGGTTTCAATGAATCTTTGAGAAGGTTCGGTGTAATCTCGGTCATTACAGGAGGACTGTTTAAGTTTACTCAAGCTATTAGAACGGCTACAAAAGAAGCTCTTGCATTTGAAGTTGAATTAATTAAGATATCTCAAGTAACAGGTAAAACACTTGCCGAGCTTTCTTCCCTTTCAGGAGAGGTTCGAAAACTTTCTACCGAGCTTGGCGTGTCATCCGCTAGTCTTTTAAACACTTCTAGAATTTTACTACAAACAGGTCTTTCGGCATCAAAAGCTAAACAAGCTCTAGAGATTCTTGCTAAAACTACTTTAGCTGCTACTTTCGACGATATTCAATCCACAACCGAAGGTGCTATTGCTCTTATCAATCAATTCGGCGACGATGCTAGGAAGGCCGGAGGAGATATAGCTTTTTTAGAGCAGAGTCTTGATGCTGTCAACGCTGTTTCAAAGAAGTTTGCAGTTGAGTCTAGCGATCTGATCAGCGTTGTTCGTAGGGTTGGTGGAGTTTTTTCTAGTGCTGGCGGGAATGTTAACGAGCTTATTGCTCTTTTTACCAGTGTACGTCAAACAACTCGTGAGGGTGCTGAAACCATCGCTACTGGTTTAAGAACTATTTTTACTCGTATACAAAGAACAGACACTGTCGAAGCTCTCAGGGATTTAAATATTGAACTTAGAGATTCCCAAGGTAAGTTTGTTGGAGCTTTTGAGGCTGTTAAAAGATTATCCATAGGACTTGCTGGATTAGACACTAAAGATGTTAAATTTGCTGAGATTGTTGAAGAGCTTGGTGGTTTCCGTCAAATTGGAAAAGTTATCCCTCTTATTAAGCAATTTACAGTTGCTCAAGAGGCTCTTGCCGTGGCACAGAATAGCTCAGGCTCCGTAGCTGCGGATGCGGTAAAAGCTCAAAAATCACTTTCTAATCAATTCCAACAAACAAAAGAAAAGTTTACCGAGCTAATTGCTAAAATTGTAGATAGTTCAGCTTTTAGAAGTACTGCAACATCGGTGTTGAAAATTGCAGATTCTCTTATTAAGCTTGCAGATGCTGTAACTCCTTTAATTCCTTTATTAACTACTCTTTTTGCACTTAAGGCTGGAAGCTTTCTAGCTGGGTCATTAGCATCTTTTGCGGGTGCTAATAGAGGAGGGGGCGGATTTTCTAGCAGGTTCGCGGCTGGGGGTAAGGTTCGTAAATTTGCTAGTGGTGGTTCTGTTCCCGGCTCTGGAAATCGGGATACTGTTCCTGCCATGCTTACTCCGGGCGAATTTGTCATCAGAAAAAGCAGTGTCAAAAAGCTGGGCATGAGCACTCTTGCCGCTATGAATGAAAATAGGTTTACAAAGGGCGGCAGAACCAATATACAAAGAGTGCAGGCTGGTGAAGAAATCACATTAGCTCCCAAAAAACTTGGAGTGTTTAAAAAAGCACTGTTAAGAAAGGCTGGAGATAAGGATGGAGATGCAGAACTCGATATTGGTGGTGCCTTTTTACAGCCGCAGGGGGTTGTGCAAAACACCAGAGCTACTATTCAGGGCACTGAAATATTATCCGAGGCTACTAAAAACATTGGAGGAACACAAGCACAGGCCAAGAAGTTGTTCGCTAGGTCGGGTGTTAGGGGTGGGCAGTTTTCAGTTCCTATAAATATTCAATCTGGTTCTTTGACTAAGGATATTTCAAGTAGATTTAGATCCCAATTGCAAACATCACTAAGTAAATTTGGTCAAAATTTTACTTCGTCACAACTGCCCGGACTTAAATACCGTGGCGGTAAATTTAGAAATGCGTTTCAAAATGTAAACCGCGAGCAAATAGAGGGCGGTATATTCGAAGCATTTATAAATGGAATATCTAATAAGCCTTTTGACAATACCAAGGTTAATGCAAACGATCCATTTGACTTTAGAACGGGTTTGGGTTCTGCGGCGGGAACATTCAACCTACCTCCCGATTTAATCGCTGATGCAAAAAGAACCTTTGACACTGATTCTTTGGCTAGTTTGACAAAAAAGGGTGGGAATGTATTAACTCAAAACATTACATCAGATTTGGCTAGGATATTGCTTGATACTGGAGCAAAGGGTAACAAGCCACAGATTGCAGCTAGACAAGCTGCTGTTAAAAAAGCGGCTGGCGGTGGCATTAGTGGTTCTGATACAGTTCCCGCATTGTTAACTCCCGGTGAATTTGTAATAAATGATAAATCCGCTAAAAAAATTGGATTTGCTAAATTAAACGCTATGAACAAGAAGGGTGAAGTTCAAGGGTTTAATAAGGGGGGTGCTGTTGGTGTTCAGCGGTTTATCAGTGGTGGTATAACCGGTAAAAGTATGGGGCTACCTACTGAGGTAGACTCAAACCTATTTGGCGACTTGGTCACTATGTCAACTAAAGTTAAAGAATCGTTTGAAAAACTTGGTATACAAGGCGAGTCGCTTGAAAATATTATGAGAGAGGTTGACGCGGGATTGGAAGACGGGGGAGCGGCGGCAGAAGTCTTTGATAAATCTTTTAAGAAATTGATAAAAGACATAAATGCAAGTGCTAAAGCAGAAATTGGACAGGGTAGGGGAGACATAAAAACAGCAGATCAAGGAGGTTTGAGTAAAGAGGGCTTGGGTAATCTTGTTAAAAATGACGAGGGTGTTAAAAAAAGACTAGCAGCACAACAAGAAAAAGAAATCCAAGCAATTGCAAAGAACCTTCAAGCCACAAACGGCAATACATCAGCTTCAAAGGCCATGACTGCCGCTAAAAAAGTCGTTGAAAAATCTTATGGCGTTCTTGCTAAAGATGTTGAGAACGAAATAAAAGAATCAAAAAAGAGTAAAGGAAAGAAGGAACTCTTTCCAACATTCAAAAAACTCAACCCTTTCTCTCGAAAAAAATCATCTGCTACAGGTCCAAAAGGTCCAGACGATCCAGACGATCCAAAAGATTCAGGCGGCGGGGGTGCCGGGCCAAGCTTAACGCAATTAGCAACAACGCTTACAACGGCTAGTATTGCGGCAACCCAGCTTGGTGGTAGTCTTGGTATATTAGACGAAGATACTGTAAATGCTGCCAGTGCGGCTGGAGTTATGGGTGGTGCGTTACTTGCTACTACTGATCAACTTACTGATTTTGCTTCGGGTCTTCCGGGCGTGGGAAAAAGAGCTACGGGATTCTTGAAAGGGTTTGGAGGAGGTCTCGCAGTGGGTGCGGCTGCATTGCAGTTTTTTAGTTCTCAAGCAACCGCCACCGCCAATAAGGCAAAAGAACAGTTTGATAAAGGTCTCAAAGATATTGCTGAAGGAGGAGCGACAACCGCTGAAAGTCTTAAAAACTCAGCGAATGAAGAGATAGCAGCGAGGACTAAGTCAGCAGAACTTGTATCAACATCTGCATTTACTGCGGTCGCGGCGGGAGCTGCTACCGGTGCAGCCTTTGGAGCAATTCTTGGACCCTTTGGCAGTGCTGTTGGTGGAGTCATAGGGGGCTTAATAGGCTTCGGATTCTCTCTTGAGGAGGCAAATAAAGCCGCTCTCGCTCCTCGTAGTGCGGAAGCTGAGGCTATAGAAAAAACTATTGATTCTTTGGTTGGATTAACCAGAGCTGCTTCCGAGGCAGAAAAAGCATTTAAAGAAATTGACGAATTGCAAGGTCTGAGCAAGGAAGATAAAGTGACAAGAACGGGCGGTGTTATTCGATCTCTACAAAAGGAAACAAGGGGCAAAGCCTCCGAAGCTCAGGAGCAATTGGGTAAATCTTTATCCGGCACTGGCGTCAGTGTAGGTCAAGCAAAAGGGTTAGACGAAGAAGCTTTAGCAAAAGCATTTCAAGCCCCTAGAGTTTCTGGTGCGAAAGGTTTAACTGAAAAAGAAGCACGGGAGAAAGCTAAAAGTGTTAAACTTGCACAACAGCAAGCTGATCTTGCTGAAGAACAAAATGCTCGTCTTAACCAAAGAACACGAACAAATCTTCAAGACGCAATCGACGTTGCTCCAGTAAATAAAAGTTTTGAGGAGTTAAAAGCGTCGGGCGGCCCGGTCATACAGGCTTTGAAAGCAAGAAAAGCCCAGATTCGTGAAACCATTAATGGTGAACGAGCAAATCTAGAATTACAACTAGTAAGCAACAAAGATGCCAAGGAAGCTGCCAATATTCAGGACAAACTTAATGGGCTAAATCGGAAACTAAACTCATCACTGGCAGATGCTGATACATTTACCAGAAATGAAATTGAGGGGAGAAAAGCGGCTGCTGATGCAGCTAAACGTGAGATTGCGGCACGCATCGCACAGGTTAAAGCGTTAAGAGAGCAGACGCAAAGTTTAAACGCTGTTAAACAAGTATTGAAAAACCTTCAAACTGAGGCGGCGGACATAGATTTTGCTGCCTCTATTGCTGCGGGTGGTACTCCAGATATATCATTTGATGTTCCAGAATTAAATCTCGATGCCCCACTTTCACAGATAGAATCAAACGTAAACAAGCTTGTCGGAACATCTGCACTACTACCTAAAACTCAGCAAGAGGCCGCAAAAAAAGCAGCCCAAGAGTTCAAAACTGCATCTGGTTTTATCAAGACTATAGAAACTGACATTTTGGACATCCCAAAAATTCAGGCAGAGGCAAGGAAAACCGTTGATAGCGAGCTGAAGGGGACTGGTGTTAGTCAAAACACCGCTGGTGCTCTTAGTGAATCAAATTTAGCAAGAAGATTTCAAAGAGATGGTTTGAGTCAACCAGCGGCAACCGAAAAGGCTAAAAAGGTTAAAGATGCACAGTCTCGTCTAGAGGAAGGATCTAGTCCAACTGACATTCTAAAGCAGCTTGGGTTAGGTAAAACTGCAAAAGAGCAAGATGCTCAGCTTTCACGTATTTTTAAAGGTTCAGAACAACAGGTTGAAAAATTCAAAGCTGAACTAAAGGAAGCTTCTGAGGATGGTATTACCCCTGAAGAAACCGAAAAGATTTTAGCACCTCTTAAAGAGGCGGCTCAAAAGAATGCAGAGATTTTAACAACGACTGGACAGGCTGCCAATGCTGCACTTGCTAAAAATGCAGCACAAATAAAGGCTGAAAGCGAAGCAAGAACGAGAGGTTTAGAGGCACTTGATAACTACAACAAAGTTGTTAGTGACGGAGCCGCCTTAGTTGCAAAACTTGAAGGTCGTTCTGTAAGCAGGGCCAAGTTGACAAGTTCTCGAACGGCTGCACAATCTTCACTTGACACTGGGCAAAAATCTAGAGGTGGCTTGAAACTAGATAGTGGCAACGCCGCACAGCTCAACACGGCGAAAAAAAGAGCTTTGATAGAAAGAAAACAACTTGCTGCGGAACAAGTAAGACTAAAAAACTCTGGGGCAAGTGCTCAACAATTACTTCAAAACCAAAAAAGACTTGCTCAATTAAACAACACGATTAAGGACGCTGACAAGGCACTTGGTGCTTTCGGCGATGGTTTAGGTTTGCAAATTTCGGTTCTTGAAGAAGAATTATCAAAAGCTGGAGAGTCAAGAAAGCAGGCTTTCGCGGTTTTGTCGGAGTTTGTTCTAGGCGGGGCAGATACGAGAAAAAATCTTAATCAGGGTGCTGAAGGTATTGTCTCTGTTGTACAGACAGGAACAATTCAAGACCAGAACGAAGAGCAAAGAGGGTTAACCATTGGACTGCTCGACAAGTTAAAAGATGTTCAGATTGGAAACACTGGTTTGACGGGCGGTCAAATTAAACAAGAGGTTGTTTTCAGAGATGCTGTTAGATTGGGCTTTCCTCCTGATATTGCTAAAGAACTAGCAACTTCTACTACTGTAGAGCAGCAGATGTTAGACCAGATTAAAAAATTGGTCGCACTTCAAGAAAAACAAGCAGGAATAGACGCCGCTCTTAGCATACCAGCGGGAGGTTTTTCCACAGGGGGGAGAGTACAGTATCGTGCTGGTGGGGGTTCTATCTTTAAACCAAA